CTTTTGCCATCATTTTATCAAACGCAATCTGCTTGTATGTGCCTTCCAAATCCGTTGAGTTCATCCGCAAAGCGGTTGTAACAACTTCATTGATATTGAAATCCTCGTATCTGGACTTCAGTCGTTGAACCTCTTGTTCAATTTCCTGTTTAGTTTGGTAATCTTCAAACGATGCAAGACGCTTGTCAAGTTCCCGATACTTTTGTTCCGTAGGGTCCAAAGAATCAAAATCTTCACCATCATCAATCATTTCGCTAACAGCCTGACGGCTGATACCGTAATGTTGGCTCAACAGGTTAATCGTTGCGGCAGGGTCATTATCTAAAGCCGATTGAAGTGCAGTAGCAAATTGAAACTGTTCTCTTTGCTGTGCAAGTTCTTGCGTCTTACGAGTATAATCTGCTTGGCGTTGATAACCAGCGAGTGCCTCACTTAAAGGTACTTCTAAGTCCTCACCATCTAATTTGATTGGAACTCTATGATTAGAATATTCCTCAACAGATAAAATTGGTGTATTTGGGCTTTCTGAAACATTTTCTGTAATGGGTGACCCTTCGGGTTCCACAGACGATGTTGTTACGAGTTCATCACTCATTATGTTATTTCTCCTAGAGTCCTAGTTGGTTGCTCTACATATGAAATTGCTGTTCCTTTATGCCATTGGCGGCATCTGTCCTTGCTGTGCAAGCATCGCTTGCAACATGGCAGGGTCACCAGTTAAGGGACCAGCACCTTGTTCAGCAGGGACAGGAGGGAGTTCTGGGGGCATTGGAGGTGCGCCAGCACCACCCATCTCAGGAGCCATAGGAGGTTGCTGTTGCATTATGAACTCGTCAGGGTTCTTAACACCGAAACCTTGTTGCAGCACATAAGCGGCAAGTTTGCCCATGTCTATGATTCCTGCACCAGCAAACGGAGCCATAGCGTCAACCATTTGGAGTGCCATTTGTCGGCGGAACGATTCGTTATGTGGCTGTGTTGAACCAGCAACTACTTCAAAGTCAAAGTCACCTTCCAAATAGTCACGGTCAAACTGAACCCAAACAGGCTCACCATCTTTACCTGTGATTCGGGCTACCTGCTCGCCTGACATGTATTGTTGCGCTAACGCAACCATACGGCGACCCACTTCGCTGATGGCTTGTTCAACCATAGCCAACTTGTCAGCAGTACGGGCATTGCTCGCATCCTGTACTAAAGCGGACTCGGTTGCGGTACGGCGAATTTCGCTGGTTCCGCCACGCTGGATTTCTGACACACCTGATACACGGTCAATGTCAGCAATGATGGTTGAGGTTTGGTCATAGAAATCTGGTGGGTTAATCACAGCAGGGAAGTTTGCTACAACACCACTCAGGGCTTCGTCACTGATTACTGGAACCATCACATTGTCATCATCAGATTCCAATGCTTGGCGACCCATATTGTCAAACGCCGATTCCTTATATAGGTATTTGCGTGAATACTTTTTACGGTGATTCATCATTTGGGTTCGGGTTTCATTCAACTCTTTTTGCAAAGGTTCAATAGATTCCAAATCGCCAATAGGGTAAAAATGGTCGGGGACATCATAGTTACGCAACATAACAAACGGCTGACCAAACGAGTATGGCATTGCTGTAGGTTTGACCAAGAAGTTTTCTGCACCTTCACAGAACACGCTCATTGATTTTGCGGCAACATCATAGAACTCAAAAATTTCGGCGTAGCCTTCATTTTTGTCGTTAATCTTTTTGCGACTTGGGTCATCGGCATAACGGCTAACAGCCATAACTTGCACTTCGTCCCTAGCAACTTTGGTGTAACGCTTGTCATGTTTAACATCATGGATTGGTCGGCGGATACGCTGAGCAATCCATTTGATGTCACGCATGCTGGTTGCATCAGGGTCCACGAACACATCCATAGGGCTTACACGCTCTGCAAAAGGGCTATCTTCTAGGATTATGGTTGTGGATGTCATTTCTCCACCCTCTACAGGGTCGGATACTTCTGTTTCTTGTCCAACTACTTCTTCTTCAACGAAACGGTAGCCACTCTTAATCCAACCATGACCACAAATTAAAGAGTCTTTTACAGCACGGCGAAACTCGGTACGGATATCACGATGCTTCCACCAATAGTTGACAACCGCTTCAGCGATGACAGCGTTGGCTGCGTTTTCTGGTTTAACAGCGTTAACAGCAATCTTAGGGAAGTTAACCGAAATGTTTGGGGCAATAATGTTAACAGTTGCAAAAGCAATATTAACTAGCAGTCTGTCCTCGTCACGATAGTCCTCATATTGATGACCTTTATATAGGTCTGTGAGTCTGCGCCAAACTGCATCATAACCTTCGTCTTTACGCCAACGCTTAGATGCCTCTAAGCGTTGCTTGTATGCTTTAAGTTGGTCTGATGTTGATTTCTTAGCCATTTACTTTGTGTCCTTTTGTCCTTCATGCCAACCAATATGACCGTCCAGTTTGGTACCTATTTTGTCAACCTTAGTCCCGATAACCCGAAGTAGGACTTGCCCTTGGTTGTGTTGGTCGGTGTTTTCTTTACGAAGTTTTTGTAAGACCACCACGACTGGTCCCATGATGACGGCAACGATGATTGGGACCCATACGGATGAAAGCATGATTCATTACATCCAGTTCGTGACTGGCTCGGCGTTGTAGCCGTTGATTTTAGCCTGTTCCACAGTTTGACGCTGACGCTCAGCGACAGTAGGACCATGAAAATCTTCTTGACCATAAGTGAATCCCAATCTGACGGTTTTAATATGACATGCAAAACAAACCTCGCCCCTGCGGGGAAGTTCGTCTGAGGCAAAGGTTTTGTCACAATTTGTGCATTTGAACATCATAATAGTACTGAATCTGTTCCTAAGGTTAAAAAGGTGTTCGTTTTCTCACATTATGGGAACCAAGAAACATCCGATTCTCGCCTTGCCCACTAAATAGGTGTTGTTCCCACCACATTAAACTATTTTTTGGCAAAGAAACATCACCACGATATTCAGGCAACCACACATACTTCAACATCTGATTACAAATAGCCAAACTTATAATTCTGTCGTCATGTGGGCTACCAGACATGCGACCATTCTCCTTGCGAACAAAAGTTCGCAACTCGCCCAAAGTTTTAGAACACAATATGATTACACCCTCATCACGGATAGCGGCACTAAGTTCGTCAATAGCCAACGGCTTGCTAGAGGATGTGGTACGCCAACCCAACACATCACTAGGGTCAGCACGGACAGCATTAAGACGGCGTTGTTTATAAAGATTCTTATAACCATGCTTTTGTGCAGCCTTCAGGGTTGTCAGACCGTGGTTGTTGCTTTCAATACCTAACAACGCTGTGTTGTACCACCAACCAATTTCAGCCAACAGTTCACCAAACAAGTCTGGCTCAATGTGTCCATGCCAATGAGCAACCACCAGCCCTGTTGCCGCATCTATAACATGGGCGGAACTGTAGTCACCATAACTGAGTCCTTCAGCGACATCGGCTCCAATCACATAGGTTCCACCAGTCTCAGGATGGGACCAAACTTCTAGTTCACCGTTTTCTTGAAAACGAAACTCACCATTACCATCAGAATATAAATGGTAGTAACCAATATGACCATCTTCTGGTTCCATGCTGTTTAGCATGTCAATATCAAAAACAGGGTTACCTGATTTAATGAACGCTTCCTCAGGGAAGCGTGGATACTCTTGGTGCATCTGCCAAGATTGCATGTTACGGCTCTTAGCCTCATACCAATCTTCACCACGCTCACCATCAGCATCCCAAGGATAAAAAATTCCTTTAAACTTATTTGACCCTGTTTGTGAACCAACCCACAGTTGATGAAAAAAGTTTCCCGAACCATTAGCAGTGGACAAACCAACAACACGACCACCGACATCGGTAATAGGCTCAATACTAGCCCACGCTTCTTCAGGGTTGGGCAAAAACGCCCACTCGTCCACAATAACCAAATACACCGACTCACCACGAGCAGGGTCGCTGCCCGATGGTAGCGACTCAATAGCAGACTCGTTATCAAACATCATTTTAAGTTGATGGTCAGTAGTTTGCCTAGGTCCACGCTCTTTCATCCACTGTGGAATAAAACGGTAACCATACTTGCTCTTGGCAAGCAACTTTACAGATTCACGCTCAGTACGGGACAACATAACAACAAAACGGTCAGGAGCAAAGAACACCAACCAGAAAGCGTATGCGGCAGCCAAAGTAGAAAACCCAATCTGACGGGCTTTCAACACAATTGTATAACGCTCTGACATCCAAGTTTTAACTGTTTCAACTTGCGAATCACGCAAATTAAACTTTATACGACCCTTCTCAGGATGTTTAATACACCAAAAGGTTTCACAAAAATATGTGAAAGCCTCCAGTTGTTGTTCAAGAGTTGCTTTCTCAGGACCACGACATTTCCTCCACTCTTTTTCATTTATGAGTGCGTTTAAGTCCATGTAGGTTCACCACCCCATGGACCGAAACCATCACCATAACGGTTATGAGCATAATCATAAATAGCCATAAAGGCTTTAGCGGAGACAACAGGATTATAAAGTTGATGGCATTTGTTTAACACACCAGCATCCTGAAGGAAACCTTGTTTGGTGTATCGGTTTGGTTTACACCAAAACTTGTTGATTTGGAACAACCCAACCGAACCACCATTAGGGTCGGCACGGTTAATGTTCTTGGGTTCGCATCTTGATTCACGCCACATAATATAGTCCACTTGAAGAATCATTTTATTGTTGTCTGCAATAATGCGAGTAATGCCTTCCATTTCTGGACACCTAAGGACCAAAGGTTTCTTTGCAGAAACACTGGTCGGTGAAAAAAACATGCCAATAATTAATGAGATAACAAAAAATTTCCTCATAATTTCCTATCTGTGCAAACAATTGCACATCGGGGATATTACTTGCTAGATTCCTTCCAAGCCACAACGGCTTCAGGTGTAGCATCACCTGCAACATAACGAATATGCCAAGGTTCGGCGGGAACTACTTCCCAACTAAAACCAAACTTAGCAATGTTATTAAACATCCATTCCAAAATCTTACCATTAGCACCAGCGACATCCACCGCAATACCCAACATATGTTTAGAACAATTCTTTGGGTCATCATTAGGAGCCGCTAAAGGTGCAAAACCTTTTTTAAGATACCATTTAACACCATTCCAAGTGCGTGTCACCGCACCCTCAATAGGTTCCTTCTGATACCTTTGTACAAAACCTGCGGTCTGCTGTGCAATACTGCGGAACATGTCACCTGCGCTACTGGGAGATAACTTTATGTTATCAACCTTAGCAGCAGCAACCATCGCTTCCCACGCATCAGCCGCACACAACTCTAATTTACCACCACCCGAAACCTTGCGAAGCATGCTAGGGAGAACCTCAGACGGTTTTTTACCTTTTAGATGCTGGCAAGATTTAACGGGGGTGATAAACAGTTTCATTACTTTGTTACAGCCTTAGCAACTTTCTTGGCTGCAATCTTTTTAGGGGTTGCACCAAACGCTGCATTAATTTCATCTCTGGTGAGAACACCATCAATGCTTGCTTTTGCAAGTTGTTCTGCAACCTTGAAAATGGATACTGCGCCAGCGATAAGAGCCGACTTCCATACTTCTAGGTCTGGAGCAATAATCGCAGCACCAGTTACCACGCCAAGGGCGTTGGTAAGAAAAAGTGCAACAATTCTGCCTGCAATGTCTTTTGCCTTATTCATTTTTCTCCTTAATAAATACACCAACAAGGTGTACGGTTAATGCTACTAGGGTAATTTGCCAACCCAAAGAACGGGTATTGCCAGACAGGGTAAT